GGAGGGTTGGCCGGAATCGGGGTTTGGTTGTAAGAGGCCGGGGTTATGCGGTTGCCTTGCAGCAATCCCGCCCAGCCTTGTTGTAAATGCCCGCCTCCGTCCAGACGATTGGTCATTGACGAGGATGCCGATTGGCGGTCTGCGGGCGGGCAAAAGAAAACGCCCCGCTGGTTAGGCGAGGCGTCGGGGGACATGTCCCAGCACGCACGTTTTCATACTTTCAACGTGTCGTCAACTGTTTCTGCGATATGCGCGCTCGGCGTCATCCAGTGCCGTCCATGCCAGCGATTGCAGACTGGCGATTGCAGCCAGCAGCAGCCGATCCCAATCCGCCTGCCGCACGTCCGCTGGGCGGCCCGTCGTCGGCCTGCGGTTGTGGATCAGCACGTCCCATGCAATATGTGCCGCTGCAAGCCGCTGGTGGCCCTGCGTGCGCGTTGCGTGGCACCGAAGGGCGACGGATAGCTCTCGGGTCGCCCGTTCCTTATAGGCATCCGTCCCGGTGGCCCAGCAGTAGGCGATGTCTGCGCCGATCCCGTTGGTCGCCCGAGCGAACCCCAGCGCCGCCGCAATAGCGTGCGCGTCCGGAAGTTGGTCTTGTTTCGTGCCACGCGCGCCTTCCGGCACCCGATACGCCGTCCGACCAGCAAGGGACGCCACACGCTCCAGGAACTCGGGCCGATCCGTCGAATACAACAGGTTCATGGAGATACCCCTGCAATCTCGCTCGCCAGCCAATCCGGATCCGCCCGCTTGGTGAATGTCGCAATCCACCCGTCAGGCTCGACCCGGCGCTTGACCCGGCTCACCAGCACTTTCTGGCGCGGGCCTAGGTGCAGCGCGAACTTGGTTTGCGGCGCATCGTTCGCCTCGTCGGCCCAATGGATGGCGCGGGCTGCGATTTCCTGCGGCGTGGATAGGCCGATGGTGCCGACACTGACCGTCATTGCTGTTCCCCCTTGGGTTCGTCGGAATCGTTCAGAAGTTCCAAGATCAGCCCCGCGTGGAACTGCGACATATGCACGGCGGATCGGCGCTGCTCGGCCAGGCTCAGGGCTTCGCGGAGTGCGCCGGCCAGCTTCTTGCGGTCTTCGGCGGTCATTGCCCGAACCTTGCGATCAGCGCCGCGTCGGCCAACGCCTGCCCCTCGCCTTTCTTCCCTAACGCGCCCCAGCGCGGCCATAGCTGGATGGCGCGCGAGCGGGCGGCGTCCTTGTCCTTGCCGATCAGGCCGGCGCGTTTCTTCCACGCCTGCGGTGTCACCAGCGTGACCGGGATCCGCATCGCGGCCAGCACGCCCATCACGGAGCCGGTTGCGTGCCCGAACGAGAACATGCTGGCGACGCCCTGCCCCGGCATCGCGTGGACAGCCTCAACGTAGGCGTGCCCGACGTCGTAATCCTCCAGCCAGCGAGCCACCTCCGCCACGTCCACGCGGCTAGCCTTGCCGTCCTTTGTCGTCGGCGTGCGGATCCACTCGATTGGCTCGGGATGCTTGGCCGATTGCAGGATGACGATTGCGCCGGACACGCCGGGGTCGATGCCGATCAGGTAGCTCATCCGTACACTCTCCGCAACGTGTCATTGATCGCCCGCAACTCAGCCACCGTCCCGCCGATGCGGTAGCGCAGACGCCACCGGCTTTGGTCGCCGTGAATGCCGCCCTTGCCCACATGGCACAGCTCGCAGCAGGCAACCGTCGTGTAGTGGTCGCCCTGGTTGACGTGGTGCGCGAGGCTCGGTGGTGGCGCGTCGCAAATGACGCAGCCGACGGACTTAACCGCCGCCATGTGCGCCGACTCAGCCGCCGTGATCGGCTTGGCGTTCTTGGTTCTCATGCGGCCAACGCCACGAACACCCCGGCCTGAGCCGCGACGCGCTCAACGGTGTCCAGGAACTTGCTGAACTCGACGGTCGATAGGACGTTTCGCTTGCCGTTCTCGTCGCGCGTCGTCGTGCGGAACGGGCGCGACTCCAGCCCCTCGGGATTCCTCGGCGTCTTGGGCACCTTGGCGTCCACCCAGCCGAAGTGCCGGCCCAGCATGTATTCGTGAATGTCCTCGACCGTGTAGCCCATCGCCTCAGCAATCGGCGGGTAGACGACGCCGAATAGCAGTGCGTTCTGCTCGTTGCTGCGGGTCTTTTTCCACGGCTTGCTGGACACCTCCAGCGGCAACGGCTGCGCCTGGAGGAACGCGCAGTAGCGGTCGCGCTCGGCTTGCGTCACCAGCTTCATACGAACCACCCCAGCACCCGATGCCACCACCGCGTCCGCTGCTCGATGATCCCATCCGCAATCGCCGCGAGCTGGTCGAGGATCGCGTTGCGGGTTGCCGGCTTGATCTGGCCGGTGAGATGAACTTTGCGGGTCATCCTCGCGCCCTCGCGGCTCGCAACGCCGTCCGCCACCGCTCCGCCGATTGCGCACTCATCGGGTACAGCGCGCGAATCTCTTTCGTGGTCGGCAGCTCGTGCGGGAAGTCATCCGCAAGACGGCAGGCAATGACCATCGTGGATGACCGTGGCGCGGCCATGTCTCGCCGCTCCTTGCGCAGTAGCTCCTTGCCGTTCCTGCCGCGTGAGATACGCGAACGAACCGCCGCCTCGCCCAATCCTGTGCGGATCATGATTTGCTTGATCGTCAACAATTCGCCGCCGCAGTCGAATTGCTTGCTTCGCAGCGGGCGGAGCAACGTCTCGCCCGTGTCGCCGTTTGCGATACGCCCGTAAATCGCGGCAGTGTTGGTGCCCGATGCCAGCGCAATCTCACACACCGTCATCATCCGGCCATTGCCCACGTCGTGGCGGACGCCCTTGCGTGGCTTGTACGCGCGGCCTGTGTAGCCGAGGGATGCGGTCAGGGCGTTATTCACTTCGCGCCCCAAAAATTGCCGGCTCGAACTGGTCTACCGATGAATGAAGGCCAAGATATTCCAGGGCGTCGGCAATCAACTGCGCCTGCGCCCGATGCCGCGCTAGCCCGACCTGCGCATAACCGTCCGAATCAATCACCTCCCAGAGTTCGCCGCCCTCGTCGTCATCGCAGGCGCACTTGTGCACGATGAAACGGCGCATGTCCGCATCCCACCCGTCCCGCCAGTTGTTTGTGGTCACTTGCGCACTCCGAAGTCGATCCGCTGAATGAAGTAATTGCACCGCCCAGCCCGCGCCCTCGGGTCGAACGTCCGTGCCTTGGGGTCAATGTGCAGTGGGGCTACGTGCTTGCACTGCTGGCAGTTGACTGCCGCGTTCGGGGTCTTGCAGTAGATGGGCGCGGTCATACCGACAACCCCACGAGGTAGAACAGCGACCCAGCGAACGCGACCAGCAGCACCGCAGCGAGGATTTCGCCGATTGCCACCCACAGTTGGAACTTCTCGATGTCGTGCGTGTGTTTCATGCGTGGCTTCCAAAGTTCGGCGGCAAGATGGGCCGCGATTTGTGATCGGGTTTCGCCAGGTAGTGGTAGGTATTGCTCTCCCACCAAAGCGCGATGGACGGCTCGCCGTTCCCGCTGCCTGCGTAGTTGCGCTGCTTGCTGCAGCGGATCCGCACATCCGGCTGGTCAGCGATGTCGGATTCGACTTCGGCGTTGATGGAAGCCGCGATAAGCCGCTTCGCTTCCTTGGGCTTGTTGCGCCACACGGTCAGCACCGTGGAGGCAAGGTCAGTGATCGCGCCGCTGCCCTTGATGTCCATCTTGTCGGGCTGCTCGTTCTCGCTGCCGCCCTTGCGGATGTGATGCACGAGCCAGACGTGGCAGTTCTCGTCGCGGGCGAAGTTCGACAGCGCCAGCGTTACCGCCTTCTGTCCCTGATAGTCCTCTTCGCCGATGCCAAGCCCGGTCAGGTTGTCGATGACAAACAGGTCGATGGCGTAGCGGCGGCGGGCATAGCGGAACACGTCGATCATCCGCTTCCAGTCCGCCGTCCCCTGCGCGTCGAACGCCCACAGCAGGCCATCGCCAAGCCAGCGGAGGATGTCGCGCACATGGCGGTCGGATGGATCCGGGCGGGCTGCAATTTGACGCACAAGCCGGTGCAGCCACATGCGCACCCGGAACTCCAGCGAGGCCACGCAGACCTTCGCGCCCCACCGCATCGCGGTCGCCGCCATGAACCCGACCGCCTGCGACTTGCCGTGGCCGTTGATGCCGGCGATCACGGTCAGCTCGCCCGGACGGAACACCAGAGATTCGCCCACCTTGGCCCACGGCGTGCGGATGCCGATGTCCGGGCCGGTGTCGGCGAACAGGGCCGCCACGTCATCGGCGTAGTCCACCGCCGAATGCAGTTCCTCGGGGTCGCGCGGCTTCGCCAGCCGGATCGCATCGGCCACCGCCGCACGGCTTACGCCGGCACGAACGCAGGCGTTGATGCACTTCGCGGACGGCTCAGACGGCAGCGGATGCGTGACCATTGCGCATCGCTCAGGCCCGAGCCGCTCCATGATCGCCTCGGCTGCAGCACTGCCCGGCGCGTCCTCGTCCATCGCCAGGTAGATCAGGTCGAAGCGGCTCAGGCGGTCGTATTCGACTTCGATCCAGTCCTGTTTGCCCTTGTCGCCGCCGCCGAACGGAACCGACAGCGCCGGGTAGCCGTAATCCCACCACGCCAGCGCCTTCAACTCACCCTCGCACAGCACGACACTCCGCGCCGTCGGCGGGATTGCCTGCCACCCAAACAGCGCCTTAGCGCCGCCAGCCTCGGCCCAATACTTGTCCTCCGACACGCTGCGGAACTTCATCGCGACAAGCGCGCCGTCCGGCAGCAGGTACGGAAACGCGACAACGCCGGCTCCACGTGAAACAAGTTTGTAGGCCGCGACCGCTTCCGGCGACAGCTTGCGAACGTCGGTCAGCCAGTGCGTTTCGCCTGCACCGAGACCGGCGATCCCCTTGGGCCGCTCGATGGGCTTGGCGTCGCTGCGCTTTCCGGTCAGTTGCACGTCACGCAGCCCGAGATAGTCCTTCGACTGGCGGATGGCTTCGGCGAGGTCAACGCCGCGAGCCATTGCCCACAGGTCGATCAGATCGCCGCCCTCACCGCTCGCGAAGTCCTGCCACACGCCGGCTTTTTCGCCGGTCAGGTGGACGCCCAGCGACTTCCCCGCAGAGCCGTCCACGTCGCCATAGCGAAGCTCCTGGCCTTCGCGCTTGCCGTTGCTGCCCAGCAGGTGCCTCGCCACGCCCTCAGCGTCACGGGCCAGCAGGGAGGAAATATCCGCCACGGAAGTCTGCGACATGGCTCAGACCTCGCCCGGCAGGGGTTGGTAGCCGTTCGATACGGCCCGAAGCTTTTGCTGCTCGCGGATCGGGAACACGTCCCGCCAGCCGTTGCGGGTGGATTGATCCAACACCGCGCCCGGATCCGCTCCGGCATCCCGCAATCGGCCCAACTCGTTCAAGACCAGCTTCGCGGCCCGTGGGGTCAGCGAGTGCCGCTCGTGCTTCCGCATGGCGACGAAGCCAGACCACGCCTCCACGGGAACCCATTCTGGCAATGCAGGCAAAGCCGTCGGCGCAGCCGATGGCGTTTTCTTTTGCTCTTTCTTCTCTTCTCTTCTCTTCTCTTCTCTAGTCCGCATTTTGTCCGAAACTTCTGCGGACACTTCGCGGACAGATTGACGACTCGTTTTCTTGCGCTTTTGATCCTCTGCGCGGCGCTTCGCCGACTGGCCGTTATGGGTCGCAAAGTCAGGTAGGGAAAGGGTTTCAAGACCATCGAACAGCAGCCAACCGACGGACTCCATAGCCCTGCTGAAACCGTCCCAACCAATCACATGGTCGAGCAATTCGGGGGTGTAACCCTTCAACACACCATCGGCGGAGTGGGTGTCGAACACTGTCCAGACCGCATGTAGTCCGCCAACTACGCGGAACTTATCTGTCTTAGTTGCGGACAGAATGCGGACAATTTTCGGATGCGTGAACAGGTCAGTCCGCATCTTGATCCAATCGCCAGCCACTACAAACTCCTCAGTCTAAGCAGGCGGAACGCCAGGTCGACGAACCAGCCGGGAATCAGTTGCCAGCAATAGCCAGCGACCAGCGCACGCTTGATCTGCGCCCGCACTAGGTGTCCAGTTCCAATTGCGGCGACGGCTTCCGCTTGGCCTCAGCGCGCGCCATCTCCCTAGCCTTCAGCCGCTCAAACTCGGCGGCCTCTTCAGGCGTCGGCGGCACGTACAGGGCGCGCAACTGCTCGACGCAGCCGGCGAAGCGGTCGGCGATGGTCACGCAGACTCCCCATACGCCCATTTCCGCCACCTAGCCCGCAGGCAGTCGCGGCAGTAGCTGGTGAACCCCTTGGGTCGATCCTTGCGACGCTGGAAGCCGCAAGGCGGGTTGTCCCGGCTGCAATCGTTGCACTTCATTTCCCGGCATCCCGCTTGGCCTGATCGCGCATAAGGCGCAAGGAGGCGAGGGTGGTCAGCTTGACGATGGGGTCAGCGGACTGTTCCGCCTGCGTCACGGCCCATTCCAGCGCAGCCAGGAGGTCGTTTGGATGGTCGCTCATCCCAGCGTCGACTCACGCGCCACCATGACCGGCTGGCACGTCTGGTAGTCCATCTTCGGCAGGTAGCCTGTCTGCTCCAGTCGCAGGATCTGATCCCGCAGGAGTTCAATGTCCTCGTTGTCGTGGAGGATTCGGTTGTCAGGCTGCACTTGAGGATTCCCGTGGCGTTGTTTCGCAGAAAATGAAGTAGCCCGTGGGCGACGGGTCTAGGCGGAACTTGAATCCATCCGTCGCCAAAACGTCGACCATCTTCTGCAAGCGGTGGTAGGGCAGCTTGGAATGGATCATCTCGCCAGGCCGAAGCTCTTTCAGTTGCGGGTTGGTTCGGATATTCATGGGCTGAATACTAGAACGAATCCAGCCTTCCCACTGTTCTATATTTGGGAATCTGATTTCTACATATGGCGTTGAACGTGGCTATGGACGGCGTATCGTTCCCCCATCGCCACGAACCAGCCAACGGGCTGATGGCGGAGGGAGATTCGGGGATGAGCCGCAACGAATACGTAGCACTGGCCTGCACCATGCCGAAGTCATGGATCGAGGCGAACGTCGCCGATCCTGGTTCCCTTGCGCCGCGCTACGTTGCCCTGCTTCGCGTTGCTCTGCGCCGCATGGTTGCGCTTGGCGGTGCTGCGTGAGCGTCATCCACTGGGGCAAAGACGTTTTGCTCGGCAATAACCGCGCGACTGCACACGTCACGACGCATGACAGCGGCAACCTGCTGCTTAGCTTCGGCGCAGCCGCCCGCATGACGACCGTGACGCACTTGTCGCCATCCGAGGCGCGGAAGCTGGCCGCCGAACTTGTCATCGGCGCTGAAGCATACGAAGCGCATGAAGCCGCCTCCCTCGCAGGTGCGCCATGACTGCCGGGGGTGGGGTGGATGTGCTTGCGGTGCTGGGCGAGGTCGAGGATTACTTCGCCGACCGCTCAGACGTAGTTGACGGCGATTACGGCCAGCCTACGCCGAACGCAGAAATGAACTTGATGCGTTCGTATGGCGTCGCGCTTGACGCCATCGCCGAACTAATCGCCGCCGACAAGGAATATGACAAGGCGCATTCGGCTTTGCAAAGGATCTGTCGCGACATTTCCGCGTCAGGCGTCGCAGTTCTGGACGCGATGCAGCGTGTCGAAACCGCAACCGCCCGCCGCGCCTCCGCCCTCGCCGCACTGGTGCAGCCGTGACCCCCGGCATGGCCTACCACCGCCGCCGCTTCGCGCGCTGCCTCGCCGCACGCACATGGACACGTGCCGATGCCCGCTTTCACGAATACGGCTGGCTGCGTTCGCTGGACAAGTCGCCGGCTCGCCCGCTGGTCGCCCTAGTTGCCGCTGAATCGAGGATCCGCGCATGAGCGCAAGCATGTACCTGAGCAGCCCGTTTGACCGGCTCGCCATTGAGGCGGACGGCGGCACGGTCTGGATTCGCTGCGTCAACGAGTGGGGGGCGTCGCAGAACACCATCGCCCTGCGCATGACCAGCGCCGACCGCGACGCTTTGCGCATCGCGCTGGACGCGCTGGACACCAAAGAGGCGGACGAGGATCTGGCCGTCGAAGGGGAACCCGCATGAGCAACGCAGAGGACTACACCGAATACGTCGGCAGGGAGGCCATGTGGCGCGGGCGCTGGGCAATGATCGAAGTCGCCGATGCCGATGGCGCGGACGTGACCGACCAGGACGGCGGAAACCACAGCGTCACGTGGGGCGCGCTGGACGTTATCGGAGCGCAGCCATGACCAGTGAGCAGAAGGGCGTGGATGTGCTGGCGGTGATTAACTTCCTTGCGGACGAGGCAGCCTACGCCTCCATCCTTAGCGACGACGATGAAAAGTCCGCCAAGTTCGGGAGGGCAGCATCCGACGCCGTGCGAGCGCATGTCGTTGTCGCCGAGCTGATCGCCGCTGCCACTGATCTGAAAGACGTGTGCAACCGGCCAAGCGCAGCACGCACCCGAGCCGAGGCGTGGAAGCGTCTCGACCGCGCACTCGCTGCAACCCGGAGCCAGCCATGACCATCGACAAGAACTCGTATGGCGTTGTGATCGGATTCGGCGGCATGGGGTTGTGCGTCCTGATCGTCCTACTCGCCCAGCTATTCGGCAAGTTCCGCCACGTCATGCCGCCGCTGCGCGAATGGCTGCTGGTGAATGGCGATGCGGTGCGCGAGGTTGTTTTGCGGTGGGTGGCGTGATGACACATCCGAACGATGTTCTAGCCGCATTGGAGTGGGCCATAACTCAGGCCGAAGATTCCGCCGATCCAATCGTGCGACTGGCGAACCTACCTGCCCTGCGAGAACTGCGTGACACGGCAAAGCGGGAGGCCGGGAAATGACCTGCTGCGACTGCAAGCGTCACGCGCCTGCGTGTGGGTTCCAGCGACGTAAGGATCGACCGAAAGGAATCACCAGCTATTGCCGTGACTGCCTGCGCGCCAGGTGGCGCAAGTGGGCATACGGGGAGGTCGCATGAGTTACACAGACTTCATCGACCGCAAGCTGTCGCGCGTTCCGCCGACGGGGCTTTCATCTATCCCTGAATTGCCGGCAGGCCTGTTCGATTTTCAGGCCGCCATCGTGCGATGGGCATTGCAGCGTGGACGCGCCGCCATCTTTGCCGATACCGGACTTGGCAAATCGCGGATGCAGCTTGCGTGGGCCGACTCAGTACACAAGGAAACCGGCCATGACGTGCTGATCCTTGCGCCGCTTGCCGTAGCCGCGCAGACGGTGCAGGAAGGTGCTGATATAGGCGTCATGGTGCGCCAGTGCCGCGACGGCGCGGAGGTCAATCGTGGCGTCACGATCACCAACTATGACCGGCTGCACCGCTTCGATACATCGCGTTTCGGCGCGGTGGTTCTGGACGAGTCCAGCATCATCAAGCACCACTCCTCGAAAACTCTGGCGCTGCTGCTGGAAGCTTTCGAGCAGACGCCGTTCAAGCTCTGCGCGACGGCAACCCCGGCCCCTAACGACTGGACGGAACTCGGCACGCACGCGCAGTTCCTTGGCATCTGCACGCAAACCGAAATGCTCTCGGAGTATTTCGTTCACGACGGCGGCGATACGCAGAGCTGGCGATTGAAAGGCCACGCGCGGCAGCAGTTCTGGCAGTGGGTTGCATCGTGGGCGGCCCTGGTCCGCAAGCCGTCCGATCTTGGGTTTGACGATTCGCGCTATGAACTGCCGGCACTCCACATCCGCCAGCACGTCACCAAATCGACCGGCCACGATTCCGCCGCTACCGGGATGCTGTTCGCACTGGAAGCCAACACGCTATCCGAGCGACGCGATGCCCGCCGAAATTCTCTGACTGGCCGCGTAGCCGCTTGCGCTGCGCTGGTGAATGCAGACGCGGAACCGTGGATTGTCTGGTGTGACCTCAACGCGGAGGGTGATGCGTTGCGCGCTGCGATTCCAGGCGCTGTCGAAATTCGCGGTAGCGACGATCCGGAAGTGAAGGAACAGCGATTGATTGACTTCGCAGCCGGCCGCATCCGCGTGCTGGTAACCAAGCCGTCAATCGCCGGCTTCGGGCTTAACTGGCAGCACTGCGCCCGCATGGCCTTTGTCGGCGTCACCGATAGCTGGGAAGCGTATTACCAAGCCGTTCGCCGCTGCTGGCGATTTGGCCAGGCGCGCGAGGTCAACGTGCACATTTTCTCGTCTGATCTTGAAGGTGCCGTTATCAACAACCTGCAACGCAAGGAACGCGATGCGAAAGCGATGGCCGATTCCCTTTCGGCTGAAACCCACGACGCCGTTATGCAGGAAGTGACCGGCGTCACCCGTCAAACGAACCCATACAGCCCCGCGCGAACGGCATCCATTCCCGCATGGCTGGTTTCTGAGGCCGCCTAATGAACGTATTGGATCAAGTTACCGGAACCGGCTTTGTCGCCTATCAAGGCGATTGCGTGGAAGTGGTCGCGCAACTCCCGGCGCGGAGCGTTGACTATTCGATTTTCTCCCCGCCGTTCGCCAGTCTCTACACGTACAGCAACAGCCCGCGCGACATGGGCAATTGCCGCGACGATGCGGAGTTCTTCGCCCACTTCGGCCACCTGATCCGCGAATTGAAGCGAGTCATGAAGCCGGGCCGGAATGTCTCGTTCCACTGCATGCTGATGCCGACCAGCAAGGAACGCGACGGTTATATCGGCCTGCGTGACTTTCGCGGCGACCTGATCCGCGCCTTCCAGGCGGAAGGGTTCATCTACGCCAGCGAGGTCTGCATCTGGAAAGACCCGGTGACCGCGATGCAGCGCACGAAAGCGCTGGGGCTGCTGCACAAGACGATCCGCAACAACGCGGCCATGAGCCGGCAGGGAATCCCCGATTACCTGGTGACGATGCGAGCGCCCGGCGATGCCGATGTTGACGACCGTATCAAGCATGGCGAGGACTTGCCGGTGTCGCTCTGGCAGGAATACGCCAGCCCGGTATGGATGGACATTAACCCGTCCGACACGCTGCAATTCCGCAGTGCCCGTGAGCATGACGACGAGCGCCATATCTGCCCGCTGCAACTGGACGTGATCCGTCGCGGCATCCACTTGTGGACGAACCCAGGCGATGTGGTGTTGTCCCCGTTCATGGGGATTGGCAGTGAGGGATATGTCGCGCTCGAACTCGGGCGGCGATTCGTCGGCGTGGAATTGAAAGCAAGCTATTTCCAGCAAGCCGGGCGCAACTTGCAGGCCGCACTGTCTCAGTCCGGCCTGTTCGCCGCCGCATGACCCTCCCCGCCTACGTGCTGCAACTGCTTACCAACGCTACCGGCTCTGTGAGTGCCCTGTCAGGCGAGCAGGCCGGTAGCACCCTCTCCCCCCCGCCGCCGGCCCAAACGAACTGGAAGATCCGGCGGTGGTTTCTCTTACTGGCAAGGAAATGAATCATGCCTAGCAATTTTCCGCCGAAAGGCTCCATCCGCCTGAACGTGAACGTGCCTGTTCCGCTGCACCAGAAATTGAAGGTGGCGGCGGTGATGACCCGCAGCACGATGGGCGACCTGATCCAGCAGTTGATCCGCGACCAACTGGACAAAATCCTGCGCGAGGGACTCGACCCGCCGACCAAGCCGCCGAAAGGCCGGAGTCCGAAGTGACCACCCCATCCCTCCCCAACTACAGCGCAGGTGCGCGATGAATGCACAGATGGACTGCCGAACGAGCGCACGGGCGGATACCGACGAAATGCGCGCTGCGATGTTCCTGCAATCGAAGGAAGGCATCGACTACTGCGAGGCGGTTGAGCATATCCGCGCGAAGTATGCGGCGGAACAGGGGCCTTGCGAGGTCGTCACGAATTACGCGCTTCGGCGCGGGGCATAGGAGCATGACCATGAAGGTTTATCAGGCAATTAATGCGGTGCAGGCTGAACTTGCGAAAGCCGGCATCACGAAGGACAAGCGGAACCAGCAGCAGGGCTATAACTTCCGCGGCATTGATGATGTGTACAACGCGCTGTCACCGCTCCTGGCGAAACATGGTCTTTGCATTCTCCCGCGCATCCTGACCCGAGACGTTCAGGAGCGGCAGACGCAAAAGGGCGGCGTCTTGTTCTACGTCACGGTCGAGGCTGAGTTTGACTTCGTGGCCGCAGAGGACGGCAGCACGCATGTTGTCCGCACGTTCGGCGAGGCGATGGACAGCGCCGACAAGGCCACAAACAAAGCCATGAGCGCAGCCTACAAGTACGCGGCTTTCCAGGCGTTCGCCATCCCGACCGAGGCCGATAACGACGCCGATTCGCACACCCACGAAGTCGCGCCGGACCCCGCTGCCGAAGCAAAGGCCAAAGACTTCGCGGATTCGATCAAGGACGCGCAGGATGACGCCGCGTTGGCCGGTATTGGCAAGCAGCTTTCCGGCGCTGGCCTGCCCGCGAACATGCTGGCGAACCTCCGCGCCCTGTACAGCACACGCAAGGCCGAACTGGCAAAGGCGGCGGCATGAACGCACAACTCAAACCGATGGACAACGGCCTGTCCCCGCTTCGCGTCGGGCGCATTACCGGCTCGCGCTGTTCTGCCGTGCTGGGGCTGAACCCCTACAGCAGCCGTGACGACGTGTTGCGAGAGATGGTGCGGGAAGCGCACGGAGCGCCCCGCGAGTTCACCGGCAACGAAGCCACCCGGCACGGCCAGGCGCACGAACCGGACGCGCTGGCGGCCTATGAGGCGCAGTACGGCGTGATGACCTACGGCGGCGGCGACTTGATCCTGCACCCCCTCTACCCGTTCCTCGCGGTGACGCCAGACGGGCTGGTCAACGATGACGGCATGGTCGAGTGCAAGGCACCGTATCGCGGCAGGTACACCTCGATTGCCGAAGTGCCCTACTACATGCCGCAGGTTCAGCTACAGCTTGCCTGCACTGGCCGGCGCTGGTGTGACTTCGTGATCTGGCGCGATGACGGCATCGTCGTGGATCGCGTCATGGCCGATTCGGATTGGCTGACCCGCAATCTCGGCGTGCTGCAGAACTTCATGGGCGACTTCAGCGACGCGATGCTGGCTCCCGAGCCGCACCTATCCGACAAGGAACGCAGCGACACCGTATGGCGCGAAGCCGCCGACGACTATCTCAACGCGAACGCAGCACTGGCGGACATGGATCGCATCGTCAAGGCCAAGCGCGAACGCCTGCTGGAACTGGCCGGCGACGCTGGCGCGAAAGGCTGCGGAGTCCAGGTCATCCGCTGCGAACGCGCCGGCTCCGTGGCCTATGCGAAAGCAATCAAGGATCTCGCGCCGGGTGCCGACCTGTCCGCCTACACCAGCAAGCCCACCGTCTATTTCACCGTGAAGGAATCTGCATGACCATTCTCACCACGTTCGTTGGCCGCATCGGCAAAGACGCCGTTACCCGCTTCACGCAGGGCGGCGATCCCATCGTCGGGTTCTCGCTGGCAGCCGACAACGGCTTCGGCGACAAGAAACAAACCTTGTGGTTCGACGCCAGCGGGTTCGGCAAGCGATACGAGGCCGTGTGCCCGTACCTACTGAAAGGCGCGCAGGTGTGGGTTGCCGGCGAACAGGGCGAGCGCGAACACGACGGCAAGATTTACAAGACCCTGCGCCTGACCGACTTGCAGCTTGTCGGCGGGAAGCCGGACACCGGCAACGGAACCCCCAGGCAGAACGCGCCGAGGCCGCAGCGACGCGATCCTGCCCCGGCGTTCGACCAAGGCGACAGCTTCCAGGATTCAGACATCCCCTTTGCCACCAATCGCGGCACGTTCTAACCCACCCGCCTAACCAACTGAAGCCCGAGGGGATGAGATGAAAATTAGCGAACGAATTGCGATAGGCGCGGTGGCGATTCTCGTCATTCTGCTGATCGGCGGCTGCATCCGCTGGCGCTGGGGCGAATGCCGCAAGGTTGGGCATGGCGTCGCCTACTGCGTCATGGAGCAAGGACGATGACCACCCTGCCCGAAAGGCTGCTGGAAATGTGCCGCACACCAGACGGTCATGATCTTCCCGATCATGCCGAGCCGTGGGGCGCAGACGTTGCGACACTCCGCGAAGCCGCAGCCGCCCTGCAAGCCGCGCCGGAGGGCGGGGAGTGGAAGCCGATTGAAAGCGCGCCGAAAGACGGGACGCAGATTTTGGTTGCCCGCGCTGGCGAGGAGATTGGTATGGGCGCGGTGGAAATCGTGGACTGGTGCGTGATGGAAAATTGGCATTGGGAACAGGTTGGCGATGACTTGTACCGCAAGGTTCAAGACGCGCCTAGCGAGTTCTGGAATGGCAACGGACACCGCGCGACCCACTGGATGCCCCTGCCCGCCTCCCCCACGCATCCAGCGGCAGCGCAGAAGGAGGACACTGGGCGTTTTGTCGCGTGCCGTTGTGTGTCTGAGCGTGACCGCGAGCTGTGCATGACCAAAGACGAATGCAGCAAGGTCTATGCCTACTCCGACACTGCCACCAAGGAGCCAACCAAGTGACCCCCTCAACCACGAACACCGCCGCGCGGGAGGTTGGCTGCGATACGCGAAGCGACCTCGCCAAAGGGATGCATCGGGCCTACCTGCTTGGAATGCGGGTAGCAGACGGCGATATTGAGCCGGAGCAAGCGCTTGCACAGTTAACCGAGATGACCGCCACCCTCACCCAGCAGCAAGGCGGCGAGCAGGAGGTGTCTTGGCAGAACATCGAGACCGCCGATGTTGAGTTATTGAACAACCTCGCCGAGAAAGGCGGCCTTGCTGATCCGGTGCCGGGAATGTTGCGGCATTGTGCCAAGCTGATCGACGGACTGGCTCGCTTCAAGACGCGCGCGACCGCGCCACCAGACAGATATGAAACGGAGGAAGAAGGCGACGCATTCGCTCATGGATATGTCGCGGGCTTCGACGATGCGAAGGTAGCAACTAACGCCTGAGTTAAGCCGCCGCGCTTGGCGGAACCTCGAATATCAAGCCGCTACGAAGCGCGGTCGGCTTGAAGGAATTGTTAGACCACGCGCCACAGGAGAATGAGATGGGTATTTCAAAGCACGGAGGCACAATGCCGGGCGCAATGACTCCGATCTGCAACGATTGCGGAATCTCTTTGTGCTGGGATATTCCCGAGGAAGAAGCCCGCAGAGATGCAGAGTTTTGGGATGCGTGGATTTGCCAAGACTGCAACGGCGGCCAGCGCATGAGCCTTTCAACTTGGATTGCTGGCGGTCGAAAGCGCGTGGTCTAACGGTTGAGGTCAGCCGAAACGCGTAGCGCAGCGAAGCAGTCTCGGTTCCAACGTTTTGTTATCTGCGGGAGGAAACATGCAAACCATTGTTGAGCGAGCGAAAGACCTGGCGCACCGCGCCCACGCCGGACAGGTGGACAAGGCGGGCAGGCCGTATATCGAGCATGTGGCGCGGGTTGCGGCTGCGTGCGCGGACGATCCCGAAGCCGAGGCCGTGGCGTGGCTGCATGACGTGCTGGAGGATGCGCGCGAGTATTCGCGTAGCGTTCTTAGTGACTTTCCGGCACGGGTGACTTTCGCGGCCATGAGGCTTGATCGAACCTCCTGCGATTACCGTGCCTATTACGAGTCAATCCGTGGTGATCCCATCGCCCTGCGCGTGAAGCTGGCCGACATAGCCGACAACGCCGACGAATCCCGGCTGGCGCTGCTGGACGAAAAGACCGCTGGCCGCCTGCGCCGCAAGTACGCGAAGGCGCTGGCAGCACTAGCAGATAACACCTGAGTTAAGCCGGCGCGTGTGCCGGACACACAACCCCGATCAAGCCACGACACGCGCTCGGCTTGAACGAATTGTTAGCCGTCATTAGCACTGGAGGTTACGTGAAAAGATACCGAACCCAAACAGCAAATATGCTGGCAGCACGCTTGCCGGATCAGCATCAATACAGGTCATGCGCACAGCTTGACTGCTCGAATCCTTCGGATCATGCCGGAAAAGGGAAAGGGTGGCACAAGTATTGTTTTAGATGCCGCATATGCCGCAAGCGCGAGTCGATCTCCGGTGGGAATCCGGATGCTGTCCCGGCAAGAGAATTGCACGCTGCGCACTGGCAAGGCGGCATGACCTCTACACCGAATGGCGGGCGAATCCGGCCATGACGGCTAACAGTTGAATTAAGCCGCGCCGGTATGACGCCACGGCGCAGCGATAGACCGACCCGGCGTCGGCTTGAATGAATTGTTAGGCCGCAACGCGAGGAGAATTGAACATGGCCGAATACAGAATTGTCACTGATGGTTACGCAGGGTTTGAAGTCCAGAAGCGTAATTGGTGGTTCCCGATCTGGCGACAAGTCGGGTTTTGCAACACGCATACAAGCGTGGAGAAGGCGCGAGAGTTTGCTAAAGCCGACTGCCAACAGGTTGTCGAGTACATGGGCCGATTGCGGCCTAACAAGTAGTAGACGAACGTTGAAATTATCGACATGCAATTCCGTCCAGCAAAGAGAACTCGAAAGCATCGCCCGAGGCATGAGACACGGCCAGATGATGTTGTGCCAGTTGTCTCGGATGCGAACGGCGCGCTGATGACAATCACGCTTTCCAATCCACGGACTGGCACTGACTGCGTGATTGTTCCTTATCCCGGAAAGCGCCCCGGCAGTCTCCGCGTGATGCTAAACGGCAAGCATGTGCCTGAATTGGGCACGACAACTGACCTGATGGACTGGCTGCGGCGCAAGTTTCCGCGCACTTCGGCCAAGCGAGTGACCTCGGAATGACACAGGAGAATGAAGTGACCCACTCAACCACGAACACCGCCGCGCGGGAGTTACTTGCTTCGGCGCTTGACGAATGCGGAAGGCCGACGGACGCAGCGGAGGTGCGCGAAGGCCGCAACCCGTTTGTGCGCGGCGAGTACGCGCTGGCCGCCATCGAGAAATCCCTCACCCAGCAGCAAGGCGGCGAGCAGGAGGCGGCGAGTGGTGACGCAATTCGTGGGCTGCGTGACGATGAGGGAATGCTCTCCGGCGCAGAGCTTGAATCCTTGATCGACGCAGCACAGACGACATCCGACAGCAAAGCCGTAGCGTTTTTGGGCCAAGTCGCGCGAGATCTTTTGCAACAGCTTCATGGGGTCGAGTCGGTGCTACTCGCCGTTGGAAAGCGCCCGCCGCTTTGCGACACCAAGAACGCTGTTCGGTTCGCTGTCGGCATGCCATTTGATGCGAACGGAGAAACGGAATGACTAACATCTCACTGCCGGAGTTGCCACTGCCCGTATTGGCGAATAATCAAACGCATCAATGCTGGTTTACTGCGGAACAAATGATGGATTTTGCGAAGGATGCCGTTCGCATTTATAGACTTACTTCAACGAACAACACCAGCAAGCAGGCGGCTGGGGAGGCGGTGGCTTGGGGTCAGTTTGAGGATGGGCGACTTGTCGGCTTGGCATTCCAGCGCAACGAGGCCGGCGAATGCACCACGCCTCTCTACACCACCCCACCCCGCCACCCTGCAGACGGGGGGATGGCGATGCAATGGCCGCGCGGCGTGCTGAATCGCGACAAGACGCTCGAACTGCTGATCTCGCATAACGAATGGCGGCGTGGCAAGGAAGGCCCGCAGACTGATCCGAGATTGCTCGGGCTGGCGCTAGAGGCAACTATCGCCGCCCTCCAGGCAGGCCCCCGTGAGCGCGGCGCTGCGGGAGGTGGGAAGTAATGGGTAACTTTGATGAAAGCGAGGTCATGGACGCAGCCACTTGTCGGCAGGCGTTGGCCCTGCTGGTTGACGCGCTGGGAGACTTTGAGGGCATGGACGATCCGCCGCAGGGATTCAGCCCGAAGCTGGACAGGCTGCGCGTTGCATTCAGGATGGGGCGCGATGCGCTGCGCTCAAGCGGCCTCGCGTGCGAAGTTGTTCAGACGGGAGCCAGCCAGTGAGCGCAGCCGATAGCGGGTTCGTCAATCGCAACTACAGCATGACCGCGATTTCTGGCGTGGACGAGTTGACCGTGGACAAGACGCGCGGCAGCGAGTGGACGACCATCGAAATGACGGTCAACGGCGACAAGAACCTAGTCATTGTTCGCAGCCGATCGCACCTCGTCATGTTGCGGACGATGATCGGCGAAGCGCTGGGGATCGAAGAATGACCGTCGCACTCCCCGCGACCGCCACCCGCCACCATGCGGCATGGAAAACATGCCGATGCCGTATACACGTCTAGTCGAACGTGTCGATTTTTCTCCGAAATCTATACACGACACCCCAGCCCGCAACTGGCGCGAACGCCGCCAGAAGGCGCGCGTGATCGCTGCTAGCTACCGGCGCAGCAAGCCTAAGCCGGTTTGGGATGGGCCGTTTTAAGTCCAGCCCTGCGCGATCAATGCTGTCTCCATCGCGTCAGCAAGGATGGCCTGGCCTGTCTTGGTCAAATGCTGGTCGCCATTTGCGGTATGCCATGACGTGTAATCGCCCTGCACGTAGGTGCCGTCGATGATAAGGGCGCGCATGTAAGCGTAGAGGTCAACGTAGACCGCGCCGAGCGTGGTTGCCGCCGCCTGCTGCTTTGCGCGCAAGGTCGCATTGCGCGGCCATTCGGTGGTCGTGGTGTCGCCTGCTGAGGCGAAGTTCCAGTAGTGGTTGCCGATGACAAGGATTCGCGTGCAGCCGGCCGCCTTCGCGTACAGGCCCATCTCCACGAGATTCTTGGTCGTATCGACCTCGGCGACTGCGCCGACAGTTGGCGCTCCACCGGCGAGCGGTGCCGACAGCGTTAGCGTGTCGCCGGCCACGGACGACACCAACGCCTGCTCGCCGCCTACGAGGATCCAACCACCTGCTGCGAACGAAGGCCCAAACCCTGAGCCAACCGCGAACGCGGTAGAGGTTGGCGTGGGTGATGCCTGCACCGACGACACCAGCGATGCGTCGTTCGTGCCGCCGTACAGAATCAAGACGTTCGGCGTCGCATAGCGGATCAGCTCTTTTTTGCGCGCCAGCATCTTGGATGTGGTGTCGCCGGAGTTGCCCGCGTTCACCGAGTACACGATGCGGGCTTGGCGCGTGTCGAGCTGCTTCACATAGGCATCGGCAGCAGTGACGCCCGCCGAGCCGGTCGCAAGGGTCAGGCTGTCCCCCATCGCAAGAATCGTGAACTTCGGTGCGCCGATGGTGACGCCAACGGACGCCCCAAACGCCTTCTCGACGTTGTTGAGTTCGACCTCGGTCAACTCCTTGTCGATGGCAAGGTTCTGGTAGTGGTTGCTGCCGAACCAGAGATTCGTGCCCGCATAGCCCGCGCCGATGAAGAGGTCAGCAAGCTGGAACGCGCCAGTACCTTGGTCGGCGATCGCGACCTCGGCGACCACGCCATTGACCCGGACGATGCAGGTGTCCGTCGAAATGCGGCAGATGATCGTCACCACCGCGTAGATCGGTGCAGGTGAGTTTGGCGCATTCTGCGCAGACGCCGTCCCCGTGCCGCGAGACACCGCACCGAAGCCGGCGCCCGTGCTGTACGGAGGGCCGTCCATGCGCACGCCGGGAAGCGACGCCGCCGCGCCGAGCCCATGCTCCATGAGCGCGGTGATGTTGGTGTCATTCGCCTTGTAGACCGCAGCGACGAACGTCACCACGTCCGTACCGGAAAAATCGACGCCGGTCGCTTTCAGGAAGTCGCCGCTGGTGAACTCCGCGCGGCCATTGTTCCAAGCTGGGCGAATCACGCCCGCCTGCGCCGCGTGATAGCCATTGCCCGACAGGTCGGTTGCCGAGCCGATCAAGTCGGTAGCGATGGCGACAGGCGTTGTGCGCGCGGAGTCGGTAAACAGGTTGGCCGCATCGGTGAAGTCGTAGAAGACGCCCTTGCGGCCCGTGGCGAACACGTCCGCAGGATCGAATGCCCCACCCCCCGCGCCGGGGTTGGTGAGGGCGTTGGTGAGCGCCGCCGTAAGCGGGCGGGTTAGCGGGCGGGTCAGGCTCATTAGTTCTTCCTGTAGAGGCGCGCAAACGAGCCGATGCCGAAGCCGCTGGAAATGCTGTTGCGCAACTTCAGCGCGGTGACGTTGGCGGTGCTGTTCCAGCGGTGCGCGTGCTCGCTGATGTAGGGAGCGCCCCCTGTGTCGATGGAAACGCCGCTCGCCCTCGCATTGGGCTTGCTCCCGGCCGCCTTCATGATCTTTGCCGTGAATGAAAACGGCTCGGTCGTCGCAGCAAGGGTGTTCGTGGAAAAGACGCTGGCCGCGCTCTGCAGCAACCCTCCAGACGATCCGCCGACGACGTACCCGAGCTGGGTTTGGTAATTCGCCGCAGTGGTGTCCGCGTTGTAGTACAGGCCGACGACATGTCCGCCCGTTGTGCCCGGAACGCAGTAAACCTCTAGCTGGTAGAGGCTGTCCGCGTCGAGGTCTAGCCCGGCAAAGTCGATGTCAGTCACCGCGCTTCCGGTCACGATCACCTGTGCGATTTTTTCGAAGTCGCCACCACCGCCGCCGGTCACTACAACCCAACCAGCGTCCTTGCGTGCGTACTGCTGCCCGTCAATTGGAGCCTCCGGGATACCCCCGCCTCCGGCCTTGACCGCCCACCCGCCGCTACCCTCGAAGATCCAATCGCTCGCGTCATCTTGATTGCGAATCGTGACTTCATATTTCGGCGGGAAGAACTGCCAGCCATCGCGGTACACCGCCAGCTCGTCGGCGTGTCCTGACCAAGCGGCCGTTGCTCCTGCCCCAACGATGTAGCAATCGCCATTCGACGGCGATCCGGGAGGCGCGGTGTCTCCGACGGAGATAACCACGCAATTGAGCCACGCGCCGTAGTAGTTCAGTTCGGCGTTCTGCAGTGCGTCCGTCTGCCGGCTTCCCGCCGCCTGATAGGTCAGGCCCGTAATCGGTTCGGTACTCATAGCGTGATCGTCCAGTCGTCGTAAGTGGCGGGTTCCGGAATTTCCGGAACAAGCTGCGCGGCCCCATTCACTGCTGGCAGCCATGTGCCGGAGGGAATGCCGGTTAGTGTGGTAAGCAGCGCGTAGGTCGCCGTCGGGTCGCCCGCGACAATCTCGACCTTCACGTAGATGCCGAGCGTGTTGGCATCGGTGTCGAAGGCGAAATAGACCAGCGGGTGCGCGTAGTAGAAGAGCGGCGGGATGGTGATTCGGTTGAACACGCCGCCGAAACTAGTGTCGATGACGAAGCCTTCCGGGCCGCGTGTGTCGGTGAATCCGATGCTGTCAGCCGTGCCACTTGCGCCCAGCAATCCGGTATGACCAGCCTTGCAGAATCCAAGCCGCGACGTGGATAGCCCGCGCATGCCGATGCGCCACTTGCCGGTGGACTTGCCGAACGCGGAATAGGCGTAGACCAGCGACGTTGCGCTGATGCCGCCAGACGTTGCCTCTGTCAGCGATGACACGCCTTGCAGCCAATAGCCGTTCGCCGTGCCTACCGTCGCATCAAATCCGCACGGAACGATGGTGTCTGCGTTCAGCAATCCGCCGAAGCCTACGGTCGGCGTGTCAGGCCAAGACTCGTTGCCCATGTTGGTGTGAATGATCGCACCGGCTGCCGGGTGTATGACATCGTTTGCTGACCACGCGAAACGATACAGGCCGTCGTAGGCATACGTGGACGGCAGCATGGCGGTAGCAACCGAGCCGACGCCGATCTCGAATACCTCAATGTCGCCGGTCGCGCCGTCAAGTTCGACCACATAGGTGCCATCGGCAGTGACGAGGTGCCCATAGCTGCCACCCGTGCCCGGGGCGAGATGTGCATCCTCACCGCCCGCCAGTACACCCACGTAGAGACGCCCTCCGCTCGGCATGCTGGTGATCGTGAACGCGCACCGCACCTTGTCGGTGTCGGTGCCTGCGCGCGACTTCAGCCCGCCAAGGCCAATGGACGTTATTTTCTTCGTAGTGCGCGCTGGCGTTGTAACCGTTGTAACAAGCACCTTGCCGCCAAGCGGCTTGGACTCGTCCATCATCGAATATGTCGGCTTCGCCGCGATGGTCACGCTATCGGCAATCAGGAACGGCCCGCCTGGCCCAACGTCCGGGCCAGTCGGGATCATTTCCGTGGCAGCGTTGCGCGTCTCCGCAGTCAGCGGGATGCCTACCATCACGCCGGCGCCGGGGCTGGAGCTTTGGCATGTCACATTGCCAACGATGTCGCCGGTAAACCGTTCTTCGGTCTTGCCGCCGTAGGCTTGGAACGGCGGGCTGTGCATCGGGCCAAGCGCATCGAATATCGGCTCGCCAACGTAGCCATCAGACGGGCCGCCGACAATCACCGCCCCGTAGCTCGGGTTCGGGTCGGTCGTGGGAACGCCGGGCGGACTATCGAAATCATCGTCGCCGGTTGCCACGCGCGAGCGTGCGCGGACGGTGATCGTCGGGATGCCGTGGTTGCTGCCGAAGGTTTCGATAAGCGCCGCAGCAGTCACACAGACTTCCTGCGCCGTCGTGTCAACGGTATGCACAAGGTCGCCGATGGTGAAGGTCACGCGGTAGCCTTCAAACCATTGCGAATGGATCGGCACCAGCGAAGAGCCAAGGCGACCGCGCCCGATCCATTCAACGCAGTAGCCGCCCGCCCCGTCCTCGGTCACGATGATGCTGTATGGCTGCCACTCGCGCAGCGATTCGATGGTGGTGAAGGTGATGGTCTGCGTTGCGTTGTCGTCGGGATTGGTGCCCAGAGAAACGGCGCGAAACGTAAGTGTCTTGCCCACGTCATCCGGACGGATAGCGACAAACCGCACATCCTCGTCCAGCATCACGAACTGCGCGCCAGTCAGGTGTTCGCCCGGCGTCGTGTCCTGCCGTCCACGCATCAAGCCTGTCAAATCATATTCGCGATCCGCCGTCTCCACTGCGGTCTGGAATTGGATAATCTCGGTTGTACCGTCCGGGTAGAGAATCGCCGCGACGTTATCCTCAGCGATCAGGCCGTCGTAGGTTGTCGAGTCCAAGTCCTTGCCGCCCGGATACATCCGAACCCGCAGCGTGTTGGTATTGTCCTGCGCGTAGGCGCTCGCGCTGGGAAGGTCTGCAGTCAGCAGCCCCATCGTTGAAACGTTGGTAATCTCCGGCCCATTCTCGAACGTAGTCCCATCGCGGGACATTTGCAGCAGCGCGCCACGGTAGCCAGACAGATATCCGGCAGCGGCCCAATAGATGCCCGCTCGGTCATCCGAATCCCGCAAGACGGGCGCGTTCATCGCGGCGGATGCCACAGGGCCGCGCACGGTCGATACAGGCGGTGGGCGCCGGATGCCTTCTACGCCGACGGCTTCGCTGTAGTAGGCGCTGGCGCGGTCGTAGACGGCACGCTCGATGACGACGCGGTTGCGTTCGGTGCGAAGCTGGTCAACACGGTAGCGTCGGCCCTCAATGCTCAGGAGGTCTGAGGCGATGATTCCGACATACTGAATCGGCAGGGTGAACTTGTCCTCGCCTTCGCGTTCCGTCCGCATGACCTTGAGCATCACGTCCGCGATCTTTGCGGCCTCGTCGTCTTCTAAACAAAGGTTGGTCTGATAGCTCTCAATCGAGTTGGTGAACGTGTCCGGATTGATATCGTCTGCCGGCTGCATCGACGGTTTGTAGTCGAGCGAGATCGCGACATAGTTGAACTCCAGTCGTTTCGGATATGACGTTTCCTGTCCGCGCTTCCCTTCGAGCGTGCTTTCTTCGCCGGGGATGATGTCGTCCGGATCAATCGTCCAGTCGATATCCCCGCCGCGCAGGCGCGCATGGATCTTGCCGTCATATTCCGGAAGGTCGAAGAAATAGGTTCTGCGTAGCGGCTCGATTCCATCCGCCGAAGTCGCGCCTACGTCTGCCACCGAATATCCGCGAACGTAGTAAGGCGCGAGCGCGGTCAGGTCGAGCATGTCGTCTGTAAGCTGCTTTGAGCCAAGCCGGTACAGGCTGCGCACGACTTCATCGAGATACATGCCGCAAGCGTTGCCAACGTCGCTTTCGGGGCCGATGACCTCACCCGTGATCGGGTCGACTTCATAGCCTGGCGCGTCGGGGATGATGATCCCGCCGCCTGCCGGGGTCGCTGCCGCGCCTGCCGCGATGCCGGTAGCACCGCGCACCGGAAGCGGCGCAGGTTCCTCGAAAAAGACGCCATCCGCCGTCATCACGCCCATGTCGCCGAGTGCAGGCGTGAGCGAATTGGTGCTGGAGATGATGTAGAAGTTGCCGCCGGTGAACGCCATCATTTCGCCGCGACCGAAACGGCAATAGACAGGCGGGTTTCCAGTCGTGTCCCCAGCGATGCCGGTGTCATGCGGCACCGCAAACCCATCCTCGCTCGTCCAGACCTTACTGCTGTCCTGCGAGAGCGCCAGTAGCTTGCCGTTGCCTGATTTCAGGTAGACCGGGGAGTGCGCGCCGAAGGGCGAGGTGTCCACCACTACCGACCACGTTGCGCCGAGGTCGGGGCTAGAGATGATCTTTCCGGCCGGCGTTACCGCATACGCCGTGCCGCCGTGCACCTCGACCTGCAGGAAGATGTGTTCAAATCCGGTGCGCTTGTAGACGACCTGCTGCGTTGCAAGCGACAGATCGTTAGCGCGAACCAGCTCCCCCTGCCCGCTCGTGTCGATCCAGTAGTAGCCGCCCGAATAACAGCACATGTAGGCTTCGTTGCCCTCGCCGAACGGGCGCAGAGGTGTCCCGGGCGGGTACTCGGTGGCGAACTCAAGCGGCGCCACCGCATCGCCGAAGGTCGGCGCGAGGCCGAGGCGGTCGTAGACCGATGCGCTTCCGATTCCGTTGACCAGAAGACCATCTGGGCCGGCAGCGAGATAGCCGCTACTCGCGCGATCCGTGGCAAACGGAATCCACGTCTGGCGGTTGTCGGTCGAGAATTGCCCGACAGTGCCGCCTTGGCCGTGCACAATCCACTTGCCGCCGTAATAGGTTGGGGTGTCGCCAGCGATGGTGCCGCCAGACGATTGCGGAATACCGACGAATGAGAGCGGGCTTTCGGCGCGTGCGCCGGCCAGTAGCGGATCGCCGGGGTTGATGTCGGAGCCGGTGACCAGCAGGAAGTTCGGCGGCTCGACGGCGCAGCGCGAGACAAGGAAGCGATAGCGCGGGATCCGCTCGCCGTGCAGGACAAGATCCTCGTCCTCCACGTCCATGCGACACGTGCCGACATAGGCCGGCACGTTGCCAGTGCCGTGGATGGATTGCAGCAAGGCGCTAGGGGTTTGTGTTTCCTCGCCGTAATAGAACGTCTTGTTCTCTAGCCATTTCGCGTTGTCGGCGGCAGATACCAGCGAATCCTCGCGCACGTCATAGACGAGCTTTTCGTCCTCCCACGCTGCAATGACGCCGCCGACCAATGTGTCGCGAAGTTCCGAGGACTCGCAAATCTCAATGGCGTAGGACAGCAGCGCCGTATCGTGTTCAATCTCCGGGCCGCCCTTGCCAGCGGATTCAGTGCGCGTCCCGATGCGAGGCGTGTCCTCGCCATCCATCAGGCGGCCTTCCACCGTCGTTGTACCGTAGATGATGGCGCGGGCTAGGCCAGACTCACTGCCTGCAACGCTGCGGCCACTGAACTGCGCACCCTGCAAAGTCTCGGGGTCGATAAGACCACCGGCCATGCCGCCGATCATTGCGCCGTAGTACGCGCCTTGCGGGCCGCCGCCAACATAGAAGCCAATGACGGCACCAACGACTGTGCCTATGGCTCTACCGGACATTCAGAGACTCCAACTACGAACGATGGTTGCGCGCCACTGCGCGTCGAGTGCGTGTTCAACAACGCCGCCGCCTGCACCGCGACGGGAATGGATCAGGGTTCCGGCATCTGAGATGTAGCCGACGTGTCGCGGCTGCCCGAGATTCATCAGGACAAGGCGACGCGGGCCGATGCCGGGCGCGGGTGTGCCGAGGTGCGCAGCGATGCGCGCCTCTAGTTGCCCATCGGGACGCCGGCTATACGCCTCCAAATCGGCCACAGGACGCCCGACGGCAAGCGCCCCGACGATGGCAAGCCCTACGCAGTCCAGCCCCGTCTGGTGGCCGTAGCCGCAGCCCTTACGGCCCATGTGCCGCCACGGCGTGCCAATACACGCGCGCAGTGACGCCTCGAAGGTCGAAGCCTCCGATTCGGTCAACCTGTCCCACGTCATCGGGTCGTAGCGCCTGGGGTTTGCAGTGCGTCGCCGATGGATTCAAGGCGGAAGGGTTCGCCCCGGAATGCTCCGGGCGCAGCGCTTCCCAGCAGCAGCTTGCACGTCGTCCACGTCTTGTTGCAGTCAATCCGCCACTCGAAGGTATCGGTGTCGGTAATCAGGTAAGGCGCGTGGTATTTCAGGCCGACAACGCCGTCTGAGTCGATGCTTTCAACGACGGAATACTTCCCGGCGTTCAGGCCAGTAAGCCAACGGATGACGCTCGGCACGGTGATAGGCTCGGCGGTCTGGAATACCCGATCAGGCTCATCAATGCCGATGGCGTCCACGTTGCCCGCGTTCCACACAAGCGTTGCAGGGCATCCGGTGGTGGCGTCGCCGTAGATGGCGCGGCACGACTTGCTGCCGTTCTCGCATACCGCCTTTTGCTTGGCGATGACAGACAGACTGGCGAGGTCAGGGATAACCAACTGGCTATCGCGATAGCGGACCTCGCCTAGAAAGCCGAAGTGAACAAGCGCGATTAGCTCATCAGCCGCGTAGTCGTACATGTATTGGTGGAACTTGGCCCCGTCCAGATAGCCGGAATCGACCATATCCACGGTAATGCCGAAGTCCGCCAGCGGCGCGAACAACGCCTGCGCCTCACTGTTATCGACGCCCTGCCCGCCCGTTGCCGAGACAGCGGCAGAGTCGTAGCCATAGGCCGCGATATACGTCACCGGCCCCTGACCGTCGTCCACAGTTGAATCGACATTGGTGTCGGTCAGGCCGAACGCAGCCCCGCCGCGCGGGTCGATTCGGAGCAACCAGCAAGTTGTCGTCTGGCGCGTGTCTAGCAGCGCCTTGGCGTTTACGTTACGGGGCATAAGTTCTCAGGGGCCGCTATCGGCTTCAGGAAGCGGCGGGAACATTTCAAGCAAGTCGACCATGCCGTTCATCACGAACTGGCCGCCAGATTTGTTGTCGATGGTGAAAGGCAGACGGTCGTTATCGAACCGAACCCATACCGCGAACTCGCCAGACCAGCGGACAACCTCGCCGCCCGTCATGGGTGTATCGAACACGACGGTTCCGCGATCCGGGTCTGCGGTGAATGCTGCCGTAGGCGTTCCGTCCACGGTCACGAGGATGGACGTTTGCAAAGCATCGCCATCCGCGTCTGGCCCATACAACGCATACACGCTGCGGCGATAGGTGACGCCGGCAATCGTGCTAGTCTTGACTAGCTGGAATGTGGTCTGCCCGTTTACCGCTATTGCAAGCGCTTCGTTGTCCGCGACGTAATCCGACAAGTCGCGATACAGGAAATTGTGAAGCCGCCCCATGCAAACCATGTGCATTTGCTTGATCGGAAAATACTGGTCGTGCAGGATGTTCATGAACGGCACGGAGTAGAAGTGTTGGACTTGCGCCCAATCGCCATTCCGCGATTCACGCCCACTGCGTAGCGCCTGAATGTCCGTGCTGAAGCCGGGGCCGCCAGTCCATCCCAGCGAGTCGCATGTCGAGATGAAGGCCCGGATGTAGCTCATGCAAACCTCATCGAGTCTTTCAGCTTACGTGCCGCTTCGGCCTCGCGTTGTGCGGAGGTGCTGCGGTCGTACATGCGCGGGTTGTTGAACACCTGCGTCACGGAGACGCTGCCGTTCGCACCGCCGAGCTTGTGGTTCGGCGTGATCGTCACTGCGTCATTTCCAGTCATCAGGTAATCTCGGCCACGCACGGTCATCAGCTCGGGGCCTAGCTCGTTGACCCTTGCAAAGCTATTCCCCGGCATCAGTCCGCCCGAGGCGAAGCCGAAAGCCCCCCCGTTGCTGAAAACGTCGGCGAACGCCTGACCACTGACACCACCAGAGCTAGCTGCGAATCCGCCGCCAGAGCCTGAGAAAGCCCCTAGTAACGCACTAATCCAGCCGCCAGCACTACCCGTCTGCGAGGTTCCCATCTGCCCGAATAGCTGCTCCATGACTTTCTTGGAAGCGAAGTCGAAGATCGCATCGGCGAAGTTGTCAAAGGCATCCTTGACCGCATCCCATGCGCTAGCGCCGTCGCGAATGTCGGAGAAAATCCCGCCAACCGAATCGCGGAACTCCTCCATCAATCCGATTTGCTCGCGCATCTGTTCGCCGTTGGCGAATGCGTCTTTCAGCTTGGCGAGCGCGGCGGACTGGCCAGCAATGGCCTTGGCATCCATTCCGCGGGTCGCAATCGCAACCTCGCGTTCGGCGTTGGTCATGCCGAGCAGGGAGTTCTCGAACTCCAGGTCTTTGAGCAATTCGCCAAGCGGGTCGAGCTGCTGTTTGATCGATTCGACGTTGTCGTCGTATTCCTTGCGCAAGTCGGCCTGCGCCTGAGCGAGCGCAGCCGTGTCAACCTCGCCCTCTTTGGCAAGGTCATTCAGGCGCTGCTGTTCAACCGAGTAGCGATAGGCGGCCTCGGCAAGCGGGCCGGACAATGAAGCGGCCAGCGAATCGAACTCCTCACGGGCAGCAATGGTGGCCTCGATCTGCTCCCGAAGGGCTTTCGTTGCTCCCTCTGCAAAGTCCGGCATGGACTTCGCCGCGCCTCCGCCTTTTTTGCCTGAAGACCCGGGTGATCCGTAGGCGGCGGCAAGCCTTGCCGCGAGACCGCTGTCAGACTTTTTCTGTCCGCCCTCTAGAAGCGGGCCGTCATAAGCGACCCCGTTGGCGACAAGGCGAGCGATGTCAGCCTCCACCTTCGCATTCGCCTGCGCACGCTTTATCTGATCCAACAGCTCTTTTCGCGTAACGCCAGCTTGCCCAACCTTGGCCGCTGTCTCCGGAACAAGCTTCATCAGGTTCCCATTCTTCAGGAACGAAGCTTGCGCGTTCTTTAGAACAGTCAAAACTTCAACCGTATACGCGGCATCAATTCCGAACTGTCTCGCCATACCTGAAACGAAACCAAAGGCCTTCCCAAGCCCGCCCAGCACTGTCGCCAAGCCTTCCCCGAACTGACGCAGGCTGTCAGTTTGCTTGGCAGAAGCGGCGAGCTCGCCAGTCATGTCTACCAACTGCGGCAGCATCCCCTTGGCAATCTCGTTCCACGCCCCGTTGAGAGCGCCCTGCATCTTCTGAAGGTTGTCGTTGAACTGATCCGCAGACCGCAGAGTCTCGCCACTCAAAACCTGCCCGTATTCCTCAGCCTCCTTGCGAAGATCAGCGATGCCATCCGCGCCCTGATTCAGGAACTCCAGCAGGTCAGTGCCTGACTTGCCGAACAAGTCCATCGCCAGCGCGCTTTCTTGCGTGGCGTTGTCAAGATCCTTGAACTTGGATGCAATCTCCGGCAGCACGTCCTCAACGTCACGCAGCCGGCCTTCCGCGTCCTTGACGGACACGCCCAGCGCCTCGAACAGTCCAGCCTGCTGCGACTTCGGATCAAGCGCCTCGGCCATGTTCTTGGCGAGCTTCTTCAGGCCGACGCCTAGCGCATCGATGTCCGTGCCGGATTGCTTCGCCGCGTAGGCCCAGCCTGACAACGCCTCGGCAGACACGCCAAGCCGCTGGTTCATGTCATTGAGTTGGTCGGCGTAGTCGATGGCCGACTTCACGCCTGCCGCGACCGCGACCGCGCCGGCAGCAACCGCAGCACCGATGGCAACGCCGAACTTCTTCGCGCGCGCTTCCATCTCGCGCATACGCTTGTCAGTCAGGCGGGCAGCCTTGTCCATGCCCTGCTCAAAGCCGCCCATCTTGAGAATCAAGTCGAGCGTCAATGTGCCGAGACTTTTGCCTGCCATGTCATGCCTTCTTGTTTGGTGAAACGATGCCAGTCAGGAAACTGGCGATCTGATCGACGGTTGCAGGCTCGTCCGATGCCTTCGGCCAGGGCGCTAGGTCGCTCGCCTTGACGTTCTTCATGAAGGGCGCGGCAGCACGTGCAACCGCCCATTCGATTCGCGTTGTTGCATTCAACGGCCCCATCTCGTCGGCATATGTCTGCCAGTCGAGTAGTTCGGCGTAGCTCAGGCGGCCACTCAGTTCCGCGACCGTCATCCCGCCCAATGCGAGACACAGGTCATGTAGGAACTTATCCTGCGCCGTTAGGGCTTTTTTGCGCTGTTGACCTCGTTGAATGCGCCAAGCATCGCGGCGGCAATCGACGGGTGAAGGGAATAGGCTTCCTTGAACGGCAGCTTTTCCTTGCCATCATCGCCAAGCGTCACGGCCTCAGAAAGCAGCTTGGCCGTGCGGCTCTGATGATCCTTGTCTGCGATGAACAGCTTTTCGTGGTCGCCAACGGACAGGCGCTTGACGTGGATCTCCCCCGTTCGCTCGACACCATCGTCCAGCGTGAAGGTGATTGACTTGCGGACAGGAATTTCCGATACCAGCGCGCCCATGGCACGCAGTTCTTTGAGGCTGCTCATTGTTTACTCGCCGAAATAGGTGGGCGCGGGAACTTGCGGCGAGACAAGCCCACAGACCGCCCGTAGAACTGATAGCTCGCCGTTACGCCTTCGGAGTCACCACCGGCTCGCCGCTGATCTGAATGCCAACGGTCGAGGTGACCACGGCGTTCAGTGCGAACGAGAACGGATAGCTATTCATGAAGCCGTCGAAGCTGATCCAGCTGCGGGTGTTCGGCAGATTGAAGTTGCCGTTCGTGTCCACCGTCGGCGGCGCGGTGCCGTCGCTGAAGCCAAGCGTCCAGTCGAGCGTAGTGCCCGCCACCTTCAGTTCGTGCAGTCGGACGTGCGAGGCGTCGGCGGGGTCGAAATTGATCCCGAAAGTCGCAGCGCCTGGCGTTGCCAAGCCGGCGATGTAGGTTCGCGCCGGGGATTCGAGGCAAGTAGTTTCCAGCTGGTCGAGCGTGGTGTCGATTCCGTCAATGCTGGTCACGCAACCAACAATCAGAACAGAGTCGTCTGCGGGGTCGATGACATAAAGCATCGAGCCTTGAGTCTTGATAGCCAAAGTAGTTTCCTCTCTAGGCGGTTTTGTCAGGCACAAAAAAACCGCCTTGCGGCGGTGTGGTTCCGTGCTTCCGGGTGCCTCCGGTCGCTGGCGGAATGGTTAGCGCTTCGTCCAGAAGTCAATCTCTAGCGTCACGCGATAAAGGTTGGTGTCGGTCTCTTTCGGCCAGAGCCGGAACGAGGTCATGTAGGCGCTGGTTTCGTACACGTTGCGCAGCGCAGTGGCCGCAGCAATCGCGGACGCGGAGGTCGAGGCATACACGTCGACCTGCACCGAATGCTGGTCAATGTCTGGCACGCGGCCCAAGTAGTTCTCAGGCAGCGCAAACGGGGTCTGCCACACCGCGTAAGGCTTCGTGACGTTCTGCGGCGCTTCGCCGAATCCGTACAGGCGGACGGGGTTGCCCAGCACAGCCTGCACCGGAACGCTGCCGGAGACGCCTGTGTAAACGGGAGGGATCATTTCGGCGTCAACTTGTCGATCTGTACCTTCAACTCAGTGACGATGGCGTCCGTCACTTGCGGGATGTTCGTTTCCAGCGCGCGGCGCATGAACGGCTGCGCGGCCATCTTCGACGTGCCGAACTCGAGCAGTCGCCAGTGGCCGGTATCGGTGTTGCCTGCCAGCGGCTTCGCACCGCCTGCAATGCCCACCTTCACCATCGCGCCGCCATTGCGCTTGCCGCCTCGTGCGTCTGCGCGCGAAGTGACATTCTTCGCGATCTTGGAGGCGGTCTCAGGATCGTCCAGCGCCATTGCGCCAGCCCGAGCATCCTTCACCACGATCCGCGCGCCCTTCCTGAGCGATGCCAACGCGCCTTTCTTAGCCAGCTTCGGGCCAAGCGCACGCATGGCCTTCAGCACGCCGTCTAGCCCCTGCACTTGGAACTCAGACGCCATTGCCAGACTCCTTCAGCCATATCTCGTCGTGCGGTGCGCCATGCCAGTTCGGCAGCCACGGGCCACCGTTCGTAAAATGCGCGATCTTCGGATCGCCCGGCTTCGGCGTGACGTTGACCAGCCAGTTCCACTCTGCAGGAAGCTCGCCGATCTCGTCGTCGTGCAGCCAGTAGAAGGCGTGCAGGTCGCGGCCAGGGCGCTCGTTCACGTCCTGCAGCGTCAGGCGACGATTGGCCGGATGGTCGCAGTTGAACAAAACCACACTTGACCAATTCTTTCGCCCGTATGCCTGCTGTGCCTGATCGTCCATCTTCGTGCCTTCAGCCGGCAGCGGACGATGCTTGACCACCATCACGGCCTTCGAGTCATCCAGCGGCATTGCCAGCGGCGAGCCACGGAACACGACATCGCAGTCCACGAACAACGCCCATCCCGTCTGCGCCAGCATCGGCGTCAGGAACCGCGAGATGGCGAACTCAGTCGAACATGGCGCGTTGCTGTGAAGGTCGTACATCCGGCCACGCCTATCCAGCGGACGGCGGAACAGGCCAGACGATGCCAGTCGCGCCGAATCAATCGGCGTCACTTCGGTCTTTGTGAACTTCGCAAGCGAGCGGACGGCGACGCGGTAGGCTTCGGCCTCGCGCTCGTCGTAGCCCATGTAAATCTTCACGGGAGGCGAACCACCGCCAAGTGGGAATAGCCGCCGTGCTTGCAACCGTCGCCAACGGGAAGGATCTCAACCAGATCAGGCGGCAGGGCGTCGACTACCGCGTTCGCGCCGTACAGGCTCAGGTCTGGCTTGTTGTCGCCTACATAGTAGTCATCGAACACGACGATTCTGCAGTCCTTCAGCGCATCGTAGTCGCCACGAATCGCGTCGACCCGATGATCGCCATCGATGAAAGCGAAGTCGGCATAACGCGGCTTGTCATGCAACGTATCGCGCGTGTCGCCGACCACGAACGAATAGCTGAGGCGGTCAATGCGATTAAGACGGTTGGCTGCAACAGCCTGACTCGGCATCCCCTTGCCGTTCAACGCAGCCTCCTGGAACTCGGCATCCATCATGTCGAACACGTCGAACCCGGTATAGGTCACGTCGTTGTATTTCGTCGCCTGCGTGCAAAGCTGGTTCGCCCGCATGCCACGGTGGACGCCCACCTCAATGATGCTGCGCGGCTTGATCTCATCGATCAGCGCCAGCATTTGATCGTATCTCTTAGCCAATCCAGTGACCCTCTCGCCGTTGAACTTTCAGGTCGGACGCCTTGGAGCGCCCCGCTTGTTTCCGATTGCCTTTGCAGTGATCCAGTCGCGCGCCAAGTGGGCCGTTCACGAATGGGTGCCCCGTATGCTCGAACCCGCCAGACAGGGACGCGCAACTCAGCTTGTTGTTGCGCTCCATGTAGGCGCGCACGTGTTCGATGGCCCAGCTGTCATGCCACTCCGCAAGCTCGAATAGTTCGTCAGTGCGGTACAGCCAGACCAAGTTCTGGATGACCTCCGCGACCCGCTCGTTCCGGCGCAGGATCAGGAACCCACACTCCGGATACTTGTTCGCCCGCTTCAGGTAGCCGAAGTCCGCATCGCCGATCAGCGACGCCAGCCATTCCGAATCCACGTCCGCATGGGTCACGCAGTCCGCGTCAAGCCAAATCAGGTAGTCAGCAGTCCCGATCCGAAACGCATGCTCAACCGCCGCGACCTTGTGCGAGAACCGAACCGCATCGAAGCGATAATTGTCCGTTGGCCTGCCCCGCTGGCGTTGCTTGAACTCCGGCAGCCAGTCGGATGCATCCTCTAGCTGCTCGTCCGTGTAGGCCCGCAGCGGAATGTCTTTCCAATACGACTGGAACGATTCAACGCAGCGCCTCGCGTGCGACTCCCAGTGCTTTTCTGCATAGGTGGTCACCACGTCAAAAGTCGTCAAATGAATTTCCTTAGATGACGCCAGCAATCGCCTGACTTCATCTCGTCCAGAGTCCACTGCAGCCACGCCACGTCGAACAGGAATTGTTCCCTGCCCGGCAAGCGTGGAGCCTCGCCTATCTGATCTAGCGGCACGGAGAACGCTGCCGCTGCGCCCGTCTCGCAATGCACCGGAATTCCGGCAAGCAATGCGTCGATAGCGGTATTCGAGTGATGCGTCACAACGGCATAGGCCGACTGCAGCGCCTCTTTGACCGGCCTGCGATCCACGGGAACGCCGCCGATCTGTGATGCGCTGGCGTCGTTTGGCTTCGGCCTGTAAACCACCGGCCTGCCGGTCGCCTTCAGTTGCTCAATGACGCGCGTTTCCCAGCCCTGATATGGAACGCGATGGTCTGCGCACGCCTTGGCCGTGGATCCGGCGACGATGATCTCCTCGCCTCCCGTCTGCCATGGCTTGATATCAAGCCCTAGTTGTTCAAAGCGACTCGACGGCAGCCCCTGCCGCACGTAGTCCTCGGGACTCCAGCCGTTTATTGCAAAGCGGTAGTAGCTGTCCCGATCCCAATACCCCAAGTCCGCATAAGCGTAGGCGGGGTATTGCTGATATTGACGGTGGAACTTCCACCCGTAGCCGACGCAAAACTGGCCTCGGCCCGGCATCACAACCCGGTCACCGGATCGCTGCATCCCCTGCATCATGGCGCTGGCAACCCGCTTGCTGCGGTGCCTGTTTCCCGTTGCTAGGCAGACAACATCCATGCGAATGCCTCTCCCGATTCCAATTCTTTGTGCGTCCACTGCGCGAATGCCAGCCGACGCAACATCGCCAGCCTGCCAGCGTCTGTGTTGTCCTGTTCGCCGATCCAATCCGGCATATCCGATTCAACCGGGATGCCCCATTGCAGCGCCTTGATCGCCGCGCCGCTGCCCCACGTCACAACCCTGCCGGCGCGGGCTAGGTCATCGGCCAGGGGAGATCCCTCAGCCTTGCCCGGATGCCGCCTAACGCGCCCGCCATGCTTCGCGTGCGCCAGTTGCGGCCAATCCCTCGGCATTGCCGTGGGCGGCGCTCCTATGCCACGTTGCGGAAGGATGACGGTCTCGCCTTCCGTTCGCCATGGCGCTAGCTTGATCCCGAGCCGATCCCAGCGTTCATTGCCGCCGACCGGGAACATGCCCGCCGTGTTGTGTCGATTGCTCGCCAGCGAATACCACTGCTGTCCGGCGAAGCTGTTACCCCACGCCGCGTTTTCCGTCACCAGCACCGGAAGCCCTGCGGCTTCGTATTGCTTGGCGATGTAGTCAGCCGTCCCGATGCGATTCCAGCTTATGAACAACCCATCAGGCGATGCCGGAAGCCCGTGGGTGACGTTGTAGCCGAGACGCTTTAGCCCCGCCTCAAATATCGCGCGCCTTTCTGGCACGGTGTACCGGAGGTTTAGGTAGCAGTTCATCCAATCTCGCCATTGGATAGCACCGAAGCCCGCTGGCCTCGTTGCAGTTGAAAATCTGAATCCCCTTCGGCTGGTACTCCGCAAACTGCCGCTTGAACACCTCGAACCGTTCCGGCTTCGTGTTCCATCGCGGGTCATGGTGCGGCCCGAAGAAATGCGACCCCTCCATGTCCACGCCTAGCAGCAGTAGCCGCCTAGCGCCCAAGCTCACCGCGACCTTCATCGCCAGGAGCGTGCTGTTCTCGCCGCTTACCGCTCCCTTGAACCGCTCGCATCCGCGCGTATCGACTGCCGCGAACCTCGGGCCGTCATAGATCGGCTGGTGATAGTCCCACCACTTTCGATCCGCCGAGACCAGTACGTCTGCCCATGGGGCGAGACGGTAGGCATCGGAGACCGCCGCAACCTTGCACCGCCCGCGAACGGAGTCCGCCACGGCCTGAGACATGCTCGGGCCAGTGGCGAGGATTGCCCAATCCATTTATTCCCCGAGGTTGACGCCTTCGCCTACGGCCAGCGTCAAATGCTCAATGCCAGAATCCGCATCCGGAATCACGCCGTGAATGTTGTAGTACTTGCCGCGATGCACAATCCGCATGGACGCATCCACGCCGCCGCGATACCGGATCGTGATGTACCCGCGCACCTCGGACTGGTTCGCCGCCGACTGCATGAACTCACGCGCGGACATGGGAGCGATCTTTGCCCACGGCGTTGCGATGGTCGACCAGCCGACGATGACAGCGCCCGTCGCCGCGTCCTGCGTATCCACCGGCCGCTGCAACTGGACGCGATGGCGGAGGTCGCCGGAGCCTACTGCTGCCACGGCGTTACCTCTACCTTCCCATTCGCAGTCCGCTCAATGAAGCACTCGCCGGTTCTGTCAATCTGCGGCGGGTCGTCATGGTAGACAACGATACCTTTGCGCTCGTCTGCATATACGACGAACTTCATCTCGACGCCATCCAAAGTTACTCGACGCTGGCCTCGTCCGTCGCCAACTTCATGGATCCATGGCTCTGACATCAGGCCACCGTCGATTTACGCAAGCTGGACAGCAGCGCCGTAGCGCCCTTGCCCAGCGTGTAGCCGTGACCTTCGTGCGAACCCACGTCGGCCTCAGACTCGCCGCCACGGAACCGGAACTGGCGCTCCAGTTCAATCAGCGTCGCCGCCTTGACCACGGGGCGCGTTACCAGCGGAGCAGCCGGAACGGGATCGCCACTGGAATCGAGTACCACGCCGCCAGAGTCCACCTCGGCCACGTACAGCCGCCATTCGTCCTTCAGCCAATTCGCCACGGCTTCGGAGATGGCCGGCATGAAGATGCTCAGCCACAGGTCGTCGGGGCTGCCGTCCGAGTCCACGTCATCGATACGCAGGTGCGCGCGGGCCTCCTCGATGGTGACAAGCTCGATCACTTCAGGCTCACCGGGCTATCGGGGATAACCTTCGCGCTGTCCCGACCGTCGCGGCCCTTGCGGGCGAAAATGCGCCAGTCGTCTTTGTTCTCAATGCATGGCTTCGACTTCGTATCGCGCAGGGCCAGCCACGCGTTGCCGTCGTGGGTCACGATGTCCGACTTTTCAAGCGACATGCCTTCGCGCCAGTAGCCGCGATCCAAAGGCAAGTCCAGGCGCTTGGTAATCTCGCCGCCCTGACCCTTGATCGTCACCGTTCGCTCGCCGTCGTAGTCCAGCGAGAACGTGGTGAAGTCCGCACCGTCCTTGCCGTTGCGGCCCGGATCGCCGTCCTTGCCGACTACGGGGCCAAGTGACTTGACCTCGCCGTTGGTAAGGGTCACAACCAGCGCACCGTCACGGTCAACCAGCGCCCCGGCAAGGCCTATGCCGTCCGCGCCCTTGTCGCCGTCCTTGCCGTCCAGCCCCTTCTCGCCCTGCGGCCCCTGCGGGCCTTCCTTGCCGTGTTGGATTGGGTTCGCATCGAAGTGCTTGGCAACTGCATCGGCTGCCTTCAGGTCGGTCAGCGTGTCGAGCTTGTCGGATTCCAGCAGCTTCGCCACGACGGCGGAGACAATCGCCTCAACGTCAACCTCTGCATCCTTCCCCGGCTCGCCACGGTCGCCGCGCTCAGGCTGCCGCGCCTCCAATTCCTCGATACGCTTCTGCAGCGGCGCGATGGCGCTAGAGACGATGGAACCCATCGCCTTGCCGAACTCAGTGGGGTCAAGCATTGATCGCCTCTCGCGTCGCTTCTAGCGCCTTGCGCTGCCAAAGTTCATCGGACAAGCGCCGGACTTCCTCGTTCGCCGTGTCTAGCTCTTCCGTGTCAGCAGGTTCTGGCGCAGGAGCCGGGGCCGGCGCAACGGCTTCAATCTTGTTGAGCCGCACCTGATCCAGCGGGAAGTCCTGCTGCTGCATGTAAACCGTGTCTCCGCCTTCCAGTGGGGCGCGGTTGAACCGCAGGCGGCCTTCATTCGGGGTCTCAATGCCGCCGCCAACCAGCTTGGTCGCAACTTCGGCCTGCTTGCCAACGTCCATACGCAGCAGCGGCTCCAAGTCCAGTTCAACGCCGAGCGGGCGGTCGATCTTCAAGCCCTCGTCTAGCAGGACTTCCATCGCCTCGATGTGCGCCTGCAAAGCGTCGGCGTAGTACAGCTGATTGATCGCATCCACGCCCAAGCCGGCGGGGATAGACCCGATGCCGATCTTGAACGGTGGAATGCCGAACGGCTGGCAAATCTGCTCGTCGGAATAGCGCATCTGCTCGACAAGCTGGGAGTCCGCCGACTTCATCGCGAAGCTGGTGAACGTCATGTCTGCGCCGATCACGGCGATACGGCCACTGTTCGCGCCAGTGTAGTTAGTCGCCCAATAGGCTTTCAGGGAGGCTGCGTCATCGTCCGAAATGCCCGCAGGCGCAGTCAGGATGCCGCCAGGCTGCGCGTTGTTCGCAAAGAACTCCGCGCTCGACTTCAGGATGCGAAGGTTCTTCACCGCAGGCCAGTGCGCCGCACACAACGGGGGCACGCCGATTAGCTGGTGATGAAACGCATTCATCCGGTCATGGATGATCTCGCGCGCGGGGACAGTGACGTTCTGCGAATCCTTCGCCCCGTCGACCACGGAATCCTGCCGCGATCCAGACTGCAATTCATAGAACACGTCGCCAGTGTCGGATACCAGCGGGCGAACCCGGCATGGATCCAGCACATAGAGCGCATCAACTACACCTCGCGCATCGCGGCGCTTCAGGGCATA